ATAATTTTCCATCTATTTTAAGAATAAGGTCACAAGTACCCCCCACACACAGATCATCATCAATTAATTTAATCTCTGACTCTACATAAGTAGGTTTGACTTGTTTATCCCAATCTTTAAAAGCTTTAAATGCTAAGTCAGCAGCTTTTATTTGATTCTTTGAATAATCATCTATATCTGTATTTTCTTTCTTAATAAAATTTTCACACAATAAATGAGCAAGAGTTCCAATTTCTGCTGCTTCATTCATTACTTTAGTAGCATCTTGTCCTTTTATTCCCTGGTTTTTAGCCCAGTTTACTAATATTTGTTTATTCCACCCAAGCTGTGCATTAATAACAGTAGTGACACTTTTTACGCGTACACCATGCGATGTTTTATATACTGTATGTGTTTTAGTTTTCATATAACTCCTTTATCATTATTTTAGAAATCTTTTGTGACTTTATAATTAGTGGCTCTGTTGATTTAGAAACTAATTGATCTATTAATTCAGCAATTCTTATTTTACTATATTGACTTGCAACAGTCAATGTATGATAAGTCTCTGGCCTTAATCTAATTCTGTGTGCTGCTTTTAAAGCTTTGTTTTTGTGCCTTACATTTAATTCAGGCCTAAGTTTTTTTATTAGTCTATATTCAAGTCTTTTAGACTTATCTACGCTTAAATATTTAACTTTAACATATCGCCAAGACAAATCATGTGTTAATAATCTTTTAAATATGTCTTTAGAATATCCAATATACTTTAAATCTTTTTTACCTGTATACATTACATAAACGCCAGAAGCTCTTTTAACTCTGTCTATATCGCGTTCAGTAGTCCAGCTCATTTACCCCATACTTCCTTTTTAACTAGTATTGATATAATTGCATAATTAGCTAGATCCATATAACTGTCTTCTAGAGATTCAAATTTAATTTCATCATCTTTAAAATCTTTCTTTAAAATATTGTTAATGCGCTGAACTTTGTCGTGCATCCTAAACCATAAGCCTAGTAAAGCCATTTTCCTATCCTCATACTTAGACATATCCCCCGCTAGCGATATATTTGATAATCCATACATTGCTTGTTTATTAATAAATATCTCATACATCTCATCTGTTAAGCCTTTAAATGTATCGCATGTTGTTTGTAGTTCTATTTGTAGTTGTTCTAGGTCTTTCATTAGTCTATGCTCAGTTGGTTTGCTCTTATAAATTTTATCATCTTCTTAATGCCTTCTTCTGTGAAGCAATAATATCTTTGACCTCTGTCTCTTCTGGTCATTAAAATATCTGAATTAGTTTGTAAAAACCATTTTGGTAGTTCTCTTCTTCTTTTACATTGGACAATAAACTTTTCATTTCTAAACTTCATCCTCACATCACAATCAGCTGCTTCGCCAATAGAGCGCCCATCTGACATGAACGCTCTTTCAACATAAGGATTAAAATCAGTAAAGACATCTTCCAACGCCTTTACTGACTCATATTCAAATTGATTACCTTTTCTTTTTGACTTACTCGTCATCTGTAGCGCCGAAAAGCTCATCAACATGTTGATTTAACAGGTCTGTTTCCAGTTTACTTAAAACTGATAAAACAGCTTTGGATCTATTATAAAGCTCTTCTTCCGAAAAAGTGCTTGGACTAATGGACCACCCAGCTACTTTTACTGCTACCCCCGCAACAATAGAAGCTTCCCTGGTAGAGAATGTTCTGCTTTCACTTGTTTTGGTTGTTGTAGTAGTAGGTGCTGTAGTGGCAGAGGTATCGGTAGATGTTGTACCATTAGACTCTACTCTTTCTACTTTATGATAAGTTCCCATTTTACCTGTCTTTTCTATTTTCCCGAAAGAAAATGTTTGGCCTTCATTCAAGCCTGTAAAAACAGCTTTTTGATTTTCGTTAGCAAAAAATATCATGTGTTGTCCACTAACATTTAATCCATACTTAAACCATTTGCCATAGTTGCCTTCTCCCTCGGATTCTAATCCATTAAAGACAGCAGTTACTACCTGGCCATTGTTTAATTTTAATTGATCTTGATTCATATTTACTCCTAATCACATATACCTGTATTACATGAGTCGTTGCCCCTTAGACTCTCATCAGGTATTTGGTTTGCTTTGGGCGTGTAATTACCTGTTAGTATGTCATGTAATTGTACTAACAAGATAAATTCTTTTGGGTTTATAAGTTGGTCATCCATATCTGTATTATCTATTGTTTTCTTAATAAAATCTATTAAGAATGTAGATTGTTCTGAATTTAATTGTACTGTTCTCATAATAGTGAGCGGGGGAAAAACATCTTGTTATAAAGGTAAAAACAAAAAAAACCCCCGCTTAAAATAATTCGCTATACTCCTGCTTTAATACAGAACATATACGATTTTTATATGTTTCTTGGAAAGTTCTCTTGCCCTGTAGCATCAATGTTAATAGTGATGGGCTTACTTTAATTTTTCTTGCAAGCCAGGCTTTGCTTCTTTCGTCATTTTCTAATACTTGTAATATTTTGTTAAATTTCATGTAACAAGTATAATTACTATATCGATTAAAACAAAAGGTTTTTTTATTTACCTTGACCGCGAGTGCGTTTTTTGTAATATTTTTTAGACTTTTTGTTGCCAAATTTAGTATTGTGGCTTTGGCCTTGCCTGGTCTTTTTCTTACCATTAGTTTTTCTTAAACTACTTTGAAATAAAGATTTCCTCACTACAATTCTTCTTCTACAGTAAATTTAACTGTATAAGCGCCTGATGCAATCTGTGAAAACTTTAAATCGTCTTTAGTAAATCTAACAGTAAAATGGTCTGTACCCAATGTACCGCTAAAGTCGTTGTCTTCGCTAAATAAAAAAGTTTCAAAAGTTCCATCTGTTGCGTCATGTAAATTTTGCAGTTTTGTTCTGTCTGCTTCTGAAATATAACTATAGCTTAAATCCCATGATTTTTTTAAATCATGTTTTTTTACTGTATATTTTTTACCAGAATATGATTTATTAACTACAATATCGTAGTTTCTACCATACCCAACATTTAAATCAACATTTACAGATGGAGTATAACTTGTAGATCCTTTTTTAAATCCTGCTGATGTTACCGCCATTATATCTCCCTCATTTGTATTTTTGTATTTCCTATGCTTCTTGAAACAGAGGTTGTAAAGAATTTTTTACCATCGAATGACTGCCCAAAGGGTGCAGCTATTTGATTAGTGTGACTCATGGCAATGACATCGCCAACATCTATATCAAAGTGTGATGGATTTACTATCTCTGTTTCTATAATAAGCTTAGGTACACCTTGTATTGCATTGTAATAATTAGCATATCCATCATTTTTATTGCCAGCTCCCATATTTGTACTGGTTATTGTTTTGCCTTCTTGTCCATTAACAATATTTCCAGAAAGTATTTCTAAATCTTCTGTTATAACATTTTCATCGCCCTGGACATTGTATGCAGTTCTTGGGTCATTAGTAGTGTCTATGCACTCTACTTCAAATAAAAGCTCATCATTTATAGAGTTTCTTTGATGTTTTATAATTCTTTTTGTTTTTAATGAATCAAAATCATTTAATGAAATTTTAGTATTTTTTAAATCATCTTTTGTTAATGTCTTAGATGCAGATACAGAATTAGTAATAAAAATATATTGTGGTGCGTTATCACTAGCCCTAAACCTAAAAATAAATCCCCCCTCTTTTTGGCATTGGTCTAATATTTCTAATAAATCAGTTTCTTCATTTAAATAATAAAATATATTCCAGCCACTTCTTGCTGTATTTAAAGCAGAATAGTTTTCTGGAGTAGAGGTAACCCCCGCAAATCTATGTATTAAGTCTCTGTGCATCTGTACTATATTTGTTACACTTGTTCCCGCTGCGTATGCCTGGTCTAATCCATCCGCTGGAGTATAAAGTCTGTCTACGCTCTTGACCGCATTAGAGTCTATTAAGTTTTGTATATCTTTATCAGAGTCTGTAGCATCTATTTCTGCATTTACTTCTATATACATATCAAAAATTTTGACAGTCAATCCATGTGTATCTCCACTACCTTGAGCTATATTACCAGATGAAATAGCTGCAAATATTAAAGATATATTTTCTGGTACTCTTGATGTTGTACTAGAAAAATTACTTGTGTTTAATAAGTCTATATCAATCTCCCCCGCACTACCCATCACCGCTACTTGATCTGAGCCAGAAACACTTTCTGAGGCTAGTCCATTAATATATGCTTTATATCTAAATATTAAAGTTTCATCCCCCCCGCTAGGTTCATTAAAAGCTGTTATTTGATATTTAAATCTTAATTTACATTTTTTTATAGAATGCTCTTCTCTTGGTAAGTCTTTTAAAACAAAAGAACTTGTAACTGTAAAATCATCAGATGCACTATGTGTTAGTGTAGCAAAGCTAGTATCGCTAGTATCATAAGCGTTTGCAATATTAGTTGTTGTGCTAAAGCTAGAAGAAGCTTCTACTGTTTGCGGTCTTATGTAGTACCCTCTCTTTAAGTTTAAAGGGCCAGAAAGTATTGGTTTGTTATTATTTTCCTCACCTTCATATAAGTTTATAGAATTTTCTGTGCTATATACATTGTCTGACAATAATAAAGGACAAAATAAGGGAAAGCCATTGCTATCGTACATATCTTTAATAGGATAGTGTAGTTTACCATCATCAATTCCAGAGGTTATTGCTACTGTAAAAATATCAGCATGGTCTGCATGTGCAGCTATGGTAGTTCCTGCATATCCCCTTATTACTGTTATAGCAACAAAAGTAGATGGAACAAATACTGAGCTAACAATTAACATCTTCTCACTATCAATTTGTAGTACCTTTCCTGGTTCAAAAGCAGCTGGTATACTACCATTAATTATTTGGAAACTATTGTCATTTATATCTGCTGTAAGAGCTTGGCTACCCTGACCATCTGCATTAAAGTTAGTATCAGTAGCACTCCCTA